GATGGGCCGGCCACCGACCGCCTCGAAGGCACTGTCCCCTTCGAGGCGGCCGGCGCGCCCCGGGCCGCCCCGCCCTTCGCCCCGACCTGGCTGGACCCCGCCGACGTCCGCAAGTGGCTCCGGGATACCGGCACCCCACCCGCCTCGGATGACTCCGAGGTCGACAGGGTCGCCGCCATGACCGAACGGCACGTCGAACGGTGCCGCCCCGAATGGGCTACCACCGATGATTCGGACCCCCCTGTCACCCTGTACACCCCCGACGCCGAGACCTACCAGGGGGCCGTGATGTATGCGGCCCGCGAGCTCCGCCGCCGTAACTCCCCGGCCGGGGTCGAGTCGTTCGGGGACGTCGGGATCACGTTCGTCGCCAAGTACGACCCCGACATCGACCGGGCGTTGCACACCGGCGCCTACCGCCAACCCGGGGTCGGGTGACCCGGTGGACTTCGCGACGCGCCTGGAGGAGACCGTGGACGACCTGGTCGCGGCCGGCCTGTCCGCCTCGACCGACCCCGCCGACGTCAACCCCCCCGGCGTCTACGTCATCCAACAAGACCTCGAAGCCAACGCCGGGAAGCTGTGCGGCACCGAGACCCTGACCGTGGCCCTGGTCCTGGTCGTTCCCGACACCACCATCCGGGTCGCCAACCAGAACCTGGCCCGCCTTGCGGCCCGGGTCGGGCCGGCCGCGAAGGTCGCCGGCCTACGCATCACCACCGACAAGCAGACCTTCGAACGTCTCGTGCTACCCGACGATGCGACCGGGCTCCCGGCGTTGCGGATCACCACCACCACCACCTACTCCACCACCTGACCCCACCTGAGAGGACGAACCCATGCCTGTTTCCACCGAGGTACTTGGCCCCGGAACACTCCAGATCGGCGCCGTGGCCTCCGAGATCGACGCCTCCTGCCTGGTCAATAACGCCAAGATCACCATGACCAAGGACCAGGCCGACTCCACCAAGAAGCTGTGTGGCGACGAGGCCCCCGGCGCGGTGACGTACACGTTCTCCCTGACCGGGAACGTCGACCAGGACCTGGCCACCGCGACCGGACTCCACCACCTGTCGTGGACCGCGGCCGGCACCGCGCAACCGTTCAGCTACACCCCGTCGACCTCGGTCGGGGCCGAAGCGGTCGGGACCATCACGATCGACCCGCTCGACTTCGGAGGCGACGAGATGGGCGCCGACATGACCTCCGACTTCGAATGGTCGTGTGTCGGCAAGCCGGTCATCACCTACGGCACCGGGGTCGTCGGGACCGGAACCGAGGCCGTGGGTGACGGCGACGAGGAGGCCGCCTAGTGGCCAATGCCCCGGTCCTACAGGTCGACGGGGCCCGCCAGCTACGCGCCACCCTCAAGGCCGCCGGGGACGACCTGGAGGACCTGAAAGCAGTCCACGCGACCGTCGCCCGGTACGTCGCCCTGCGGGCCGCCGCGATGGCGCCCCGCCGGTCGGGACGTCTCGCCGCGTCGGTCCGCGGCAACCAGGCGAAAACCGCCGCGACGGTCCGGGCCGGCGGGGCCCGGGTCCCCTACGCCAACCCGATCCACTGGGGGTGGCCCCGCCGCCACATCGCCTCAAACCCGTTCCTGGTCAACGCCGCCCACACCACCGAACCGACCTGGACCAAGTACTACCTACGCGAAGTCGAACGGATCGTCGGGAAGGTCCACGGAGCATGACGAAGAGGACAGAATGCCGAAGCTGACCAGGACCCTCGCCACGATCGAGCTGGCCGATGGCACCATCCATCAGGACATCCGGGTGACCAACCCCGACCTGTTGCGCTACCGAGAGGTCGCCCAAAAGCACGGGTGGCCCTCCCTGGAGGTCAAGAACGACGTCGGGAAGGTCCCCCACCTGGACTACGAGCAGACGTTCACCGCCTGGGCCGCCCTGCGTCGCCTCAACCTCTACGGCGGGACGTGGGAGGCGTTCAAGGACACCGACTGTGTCCAGGTCGCCACCGAGACCGAAGAGGTGGACCCTACGTCGCCGCCGGCGGGTGGCACACCGCCGCCGGCCGCCGCCGACTCGCCCTCGAGCTCGCCTACCACACCCGACTCAACGTCCAATGGCTTACCGACCCCGGCCCGGGAGGGGCAACCGACGAGGACCTAGCAACCCTCCTGGACATCCACGAGGAGACCGTCGCCGAGACCGAGAAACAGATGAGGAGGTGAGACCACCGTGGCGGGTTCCGCGATCCTGTCGATCAAGATCCTCTCCGACGCCTCCGGGGCGAAACGGGGCCTGGACTCCGCCGCCTCCTCGATGGACAAGTTCAAGTCCGGGGTCCGCAAGGCCGCGATCCCGGCCGCCCTGGTCGGGGCCGCGATCCTCAAGTTCGGCGCCGACGCCGTCCAGTCCGCCTCACGCACCGAGCAGGCGATGGGTGGGGTTGACGCGGTGTTCGGCAAGAACGCCGACACCGTCAAGAAGTGGGCCGACTCCGCCGCCGGCTCGATCGGCTTGGCCAAATCCGAGTACGGCGAGCTGGCCACCCTGATCGGGTCGCAGCTGTCCAACGCCGGCCTGCCCCTCGATGTGGTGACCAAGAAAACCAAAGGCCTGATCGACCAGGGCGCCGACCTGGCCGCCATGTTCGGCGGCACCACCGCCGACGCCGTGGGCGCCCTCTCGAGCGCGATGAAGGGCGAGTTTGACCCCCTGGAGAAGTACGGCACCTCCCTGTCTGCGGCGAAGATCAAAGCCGAGATGGCCGCCGCCGGCACCGACAAGCTGACCGGCAAGGCCGCCGCCCAAGCCAAGACCATGGCGACCCTCAAGCTGATCACTCAACAGACCGCGAAAGCCCACGGCGCCGCCGCCCGAGAACAGGACACCGCCGCCGCCCGCGCCCAACAGCTATCCGCCTCCGTCGAGAACTTGAAGTCGGACCTAGGCACCGCCCTGCTTCCGATCGTGGCCGCCGTGGGCGAGAAGCTCGCCGTAGTCGCCCGTTGGATGAGCAAAAACATCACCCTGGTGCAGATCATTGTCGGGGTGATCGCCACCATGGTCGCGGTCATCCTGGCCCTGAACGCCGCCATCTCGATCTACAACATCCTGATCGTGATCCTGGGGGAGGAGACCGCCGCCGCCTGGTTGGCGGCCCTGGGCCCCATTGGCCTGGTCATCCTCGCCGTCGTGGCCGTGGTCGCCGTCATCGTCATCCTGTGGAAGAAGTCCGAGACTTTCCGCGCCGTCGTCAAGGCCGTCTGGGCCGCCATCAAGGCCGGCGCCCAGGCTATGGGGACCGCCATCAAGGCCGTCTGGAAAGGTGTCCTGGCCGCCGCCCGGACCGTCAGCGCCGTCGTCAAGGCCGTCTGGAAAGCTGTGTGGCGCGTCATCGGCGCCGCCGTCCGGGCCTACCTGGCCGTCGCCCGGGCCGTGTTCGGCGCCATCAGGACCGCCGTTACCAACGTCACCTCAGCTATCAAGGGGAGGTGGAAGGCCCTGTGGGCCGCCGTGGCCGACCTGGCCCGCGGACTTCGCGACAAGCTGAAAACCATCTGGGACTCCGTCAAGGACAAGGTCGGCACCGTCACCGACTCCATCAAGGGTGTGTGGGACAAGGCCATCAAGGCCATCAAGGACACCGTCGACGGCCTCGGAAAAGTCCTGTCGAAACCCTTCGACACCGTCAAGACCGCCATCGACGACGTCAAGACCGCCATCGACCACGTCGTCACCGCCGTCGGCGACCTGATCAAGAAAATAGCCGGCATCCACTTCCCGAAGATGCCGAACCTGCCGTTCGGGATCGGCAAGTCCGCACCCAAGACCGCCGCCGCCGGGATCGGCCCGGCGACGTACACCCGTGGAGCTTCCCGTGCCGGTCCAGGCGGCACACCGGCCGGCACGGGAACCGTCATCAACATCTACGGCGCCCTGGACCCCGAAGGGACCGCCCGCACCGTACGCCGTGTGCTCGACGGACACGACCGGCGTGTAGGTCGGAGGGCCGGATGATCGGAACCCATGCGGTGGTCCTGACCCCGATGGTGGGGGCGGCCGTCGACCTGTCCTGTCTGGTCGATCAGGTCGCGATCCACTACGGCCGCGACGACTCCGACTCCCAACCCGAAGCGAACGCCGCGACCCTCGACCTGTCCACCGACACCGCCGAAACCCCGTTCCCGCCCGAGCTCGAGGTGGGCGGGATCATCGTGGTCACCACCACCATCCCGGGCCATCCGCCGTCGACACGGTTCGTCGGCAAGGTCACCGACCTGTCGTTGGGGTGGGATGAGGCCGGGGCCGAGACCCCCGACCGGGTCACCGCGCAAGTCATCGCGACCGGCCCGTTGGCCGACTACGGCCGCCGCGTGGTCGGTGCCACCCCCTGGCCCCAACAGCTCGACGGGGCCCGGGTCGCCGCCGTGTTCGCCGCCGCCAACCTCACGTTGAACCCCGCCACCTCCGACCCCGGAACGGTGCAGATCATAAGTCGGGACGTCGACTCCCAACCCGCGTTGGATGTCGCCCAGGGCACCGCGACCTCCGCCGGGGGGGTCGTGTGGTCGACCCCCGCCGGGGACGTCCGGTACGCCGACGCCAACCACCGCCGCAACACCGTGCCCGCCCTGTCCCTGGACGCTTGTGACGTCCTGGTGACCCCGACCTGGTCGCGGACCACTGAGGCCCTGGTCAATGATGTGTCGATCGGGTATGGGGTCGCCGCCGGCGGGGGTGAGCAACCACGGTGGACCGGGGACCGGGCCGACTCCAAGGACAGGTTCGGGACCTATGGCTTCACAACCGCCACCGAGCTGGCCGCCGCCTCCGACGCCCAGGCCCTCGGGACGATGTTGTTGACCCGCAACTCTTCCCCGGTGTGGGTGATGACAAACCTCCCGGTCGCGGTGGACGACCTGGACGAGGCCGACACCGTCGCCCTCCTCGCCCTGGAGATGCATTCCCTGGTCGAGGTGACCGGTCTCCCCGCCGCCGGCAGTGTCCCGACGTCGACCTATCTGTGGGTGGAGGGCTGGTCGGAGACCCTGGCCTGGGGGGTCCACGACGTCGAGCTCACGGTGTCCGGCTACTGCCGCACCTCCCCGCCGCCACGGTGGAACGATGCCGCCCCCGCGTTGACGTGGGACACCGCCCACGGCACCTGGGATGACGCCGCCTGCCTGGGGCCGACCCCGAACCTGGGCCGTTGGGACGACGTACCGGCCACCACCCGCTGGGACCAGGTCCCCCCGGCGACCACCTGGGACAACTACACCCCCACCACTAGCGGAGGACGCTGACATGCCCGCAACCACACCCGGGAGAAACCTCCCCTACCCGTTGGGCACCGACCGGCTCATGGACGGCGACGACTCCATCCGCAAGCTGGCACAGTCGGTGGAGAACATGACTCAGACCACGCGGCTCACGGTCCCGATCACCGCCGCCAACACGGTCGCCACGATCACCTGGACCTTCCCGGTCCCCTTCACCGCTGCGCCCACGGTCGTGGCCACCGTGATCGGCAACGTGATCAGCACCGGCGCAGCCTGTTCGGTCATGAGCATCGCTCCCACCACCACCGGCATCGGTGGCGTACGCACATCGGGCGCCGCGACTTTCGACGTGTTCGTGATCGCGGTCGGCCCCGTGACGGCGGTCTCATGATCCCGGTTCCCGGCGCGGTGATCGGCACCCCGTACGGGCGCCGGGGGTCCTGGTGGTCCTGCTACCCCGACGCCAACGGGAACGGGATCCATACCGGGGTCGACTACCCGGCCCCGGTGGGGACCAAGGTGGTC